CCATCAGCACGGAGGGAGAGAACCAGTGCCCTACAAAGTCGAAGTCAACCGCCACACCAAGAAGCAGCGGCTCGTGTGGTACGCCACGCCGCGCGGCAAGGTGGCGCCTCGCACCGAAGCGGGGCAGTTCAACCGCCGCGTCGTTCTGCGTGATGGCAAACCGGTATTCCATTTCACGAAGGGGTATCGGTAATGGACATGCACCCCGCTTACCCCACCCCCGCCGCCGTCCGCAGGCAACTCGACATTGCCCGCACGGCAGAAGCGGCCCGCCAGACCAACGCCCACGTCTGGGCCGTCCTCAGCGCCGCTTTGGAACACCTGCACGGCCTGGACCTCGACACGCACAGCATGATCCCCGGCTACGACTTGAAGGACGTGGTGTCGGGCCTGCGCGACATGCGGCCGCTGCTGGACGATGCGGCGCAGCTTGAGGCGCTGGACGAGTGGGCGCGGGATCGGGTTGGGGAGTGCGTTTGATGGCCGATTTCACACCCCGCTACACCATCAACGACGTGGAAGCGGCCGAGCGCGAACTGTCCGAGTTGCTGGAAGAACACAGCAACGAACCGGACGAGTTCATTCGCGACATGATGGCCGCGTGGATACGGATCGACACGCAGGCGCTAAACGACATGCGCGAGGCGGTGTTCCCGTCGCTGCCGTTTTGCCTGCCGATTGGGCTGCCGGCGCCGACCCCTTATCGGGAGTATCGCTGATGACCTGGCACCTAACCCTCCTTCTCCCCGCCGCGCTGTGCGCGCTGTCGGGCTACACGTTCGCCAATTGGTCGCTGATCGACGCGGAGGACGCCCACGTTGTGCCGGCCGCCAAGAGCGGCGTCATGTCGTTGTTGTTCTGGGCTGGCGCGGCGGTGTCGCTGCTGGGGGCGCTGCAATGACCCCCCACACCCACGCCCTGCACGCGATGCGGGCCACAGCCTCCCCAATGCTCGCCGCCATCATGCACGACACCCAACCGCCGGCCGAACGGCTGCGGATCGCGGCCGGGCAGTTGGATGCGGCGCTGGCAGAGGGCGAATACAACCGGCTCAACAACCATCAGCGGTGCGACCTGCGCGGGCTGGTGTTCATGCTGCACTCAGTCGCTGACTGCATCGAAGCACCGCCGCCGAGGGTGGCGCGGAAGTGGTGGAGGTTTTGGGAATAACGCCGCTGCGCACAGCACCGCTGCGCACCGCGTCGCTCCTCACTGCAACGCAACGATTCTTTTGAGGCTTTTCGCTTCGCATCTTCCTGCCCCGCTACGCGCCGCAACTTTCCGCTGCGCATCGCCTCGCTACTCAACTCACCGCAAGGAACCACACATGAACACCAGCATCGCCACCGTTCGCATCACTGGCATTACGCCTCTGTCGCAGTCGCGACAGCACGACGAGCCAAAGCTTGAAGGCGAGCGCCCCGACGACTACGACAAGCGCACATGGCGCTCCAAGTTGAACGTCTCCGAGCGTGACGGGAAGCAAACGGTCGTCATCCCCGCGCATGGCCTGCATCAGGCCATCGCCAGCGCCGCCAAGTATTCCAAGCGCCAGATTCCCGGACAGGGCAAGGCGACTTGGACGGCCAAGTTCACCGCCGGCATCACGCTGCTTGAAGACCCCGCACTGAACATCGACCCGGCAACGGTTGATGCCGTCACCATCAGCGCCAATGCCGATGGCATCCGGGGCTCTGGCAAGCGTGTGCCGCGCAAGTTCCCCGTGATGCCGAAATGGTCGGCAACGTTCGACGTGATCGTGCTTGATCCAATAATCAGCGCCGAAATCTTTGAAGAAATGTTGACAATGGCCGGAATGTTTATCGGAATTGGTCGGTTTCGGCCCGAAAAAGGCGGCACAAATGGTCGCTTTCGTGTCGAAAGCATCAAGTGGACTGACAACCGAAAGATGGTTGCCTGACAGCTTAGCGTCGCATTGCATCGCGGCACTCTGCATCGCATCGCATCTCACCTTGTCGCAACGCAACGATTCGTTTGTCTCCCGTTTCCCGCGCACCGCTCTGCCCCACGTCTCCGCGCAGGGCGCCGCGTCGCAGCGCATCTCGTCTCGCTTCCTCGCAACGTCTCCCCACAAGGAACCCCACATGAACGTCGCTCAAACCCTCTCCGCTGAATGCCGCGCTTTGGCCGATCTGTTCGCCGCCGCGCCTGTCGGCGGAACCGTCACCTATGTCGCCATGTCGCATGCCATCGGGCGCAGCATCGCGGATCGCCGGTATCTGGCTCTGCGCGCCATGCAGGTTGCCACCCGCGAAACCGGCGCCATCTTCGGCAGCGTGCGCGGCACCGGCTATATGCGCCTCAAGCCGCAGGACGCCCACATGCTGGGCGCCCATGCGCGGGGCCGCATCCGCCGGTCGGCCAAGCGCGCCGCAGACGCCATCGTGGCCGCGATTCAGTCCACGAACGACATGCCCGACGACGCCAAGCGCAAGGCGTATGCCGAGGTCAACGCCATGTCTCTGGTGCGCCACATCACCACGGACAAGCAGGTTTCCGCCGCCAGCACCGAGCCGAAGGCCGAGCCGGTGGCGATCACGATGCGCCGGTTTGCTCAGCAGATCGGCGCGGTTGGGTAGCTGCGCAGCGCTGCGCGTCGCATCGCCACTCTCAGCATCTCATCTCTCGGCGGCGCAACGCTCTGCCCCGCATCTCAACGCAAGGAACCCCATGAACACCCTCCAAATCGCCATCGTCACCAGCGCCATTCGCGCGCGTGTGGCCGACATGATGCACACCAACCCCGACACCGACGAGGCCGCGCTGTTGCAGGCCATCGAGCAGGACGTGCCGGATGCCGAACGCATTGTGGCACTGCTAGTGCGCGCCGTTGGCGAGGCGGAGGCGGATGTGTCCGCGCTGGCCGAGCGCGTGAAGGGGCTGGAAATGCGGCAGGACCGGGCGCGGCGGCGGGCCGAGACGATGCGTGGCTTGCTGCTGACGCTGATGGAGGCGGCGGGGCAGACGAAGTGGAGGCACCCGGAGTTCACCATCAGCGTGTCGAACGGTAGGCCGGGGCTCATCATCACGGACGTTGATGCGCTGCCCGCCGCGTGCCTGCGGACCACGGTTGAGCCTGACAGGTCGAAGATCAAGCAACTGCTGAGTGAAGGCGTCCCCATCGCCGGGGCAGAACTGGCGAATGGCATGCCGACGCTTACCATAAGGAGCAAGTGACCACATGACCGCCCTAATCCTACGCCCAGCCAGCTTCAACGAACTGGCCCAATTCGCCACGATGGCAGCCAAGTCCGCGATGGTGCCGCCGTCGTTCCGTGGCAAGGCAGAAGACATCATGCTCGCCGTCCAGATGGGCAGCGAACTGGGCCTGGCGCCGATGCAGGCGTTGCAGAACATCGCCGTCATCAACAACCGCCCGAGCGTGTGGGGCGATGCCCTGATTGGTCTCTGCCGCGCGTCGCCCAACTGCGAAGACATCGCGGAGAAGCTGGACGGCGACGGCGAGAACATGGTTGCGACGTGCATGGCCAAGCGCCGTGGCGCCTCGCCTGTCGTGGCCCGGTTCAGCGTGGCCGATGCCAAGAAGGCGGGTCTGTGGGGCAAGGCGGGACCGTGGCAGCAGTACCCGGCGCGCATGCTGCAACTCCGCGCCCGTGGCTTCGCCCTGCGCGATGCGTTCCCCGACGTGCTGCGCGGCCTGATCAGCGCTGAGGAAGCGCGCGACATGCCCACCGAACCCGCCCACCCCGGCCCCACCATCGAAGCCCGTGCGGAGGTTGTGGAGCAGCCCCGCCGCCGCACGGCCCGCGAGTTTCTAGACGAACTGGAACTCGCCTTGCGCGAAGCCGACACGTGGGACGCGGTGGCTGCTATCGCGCAGCGCGACGACGTGGTGAAGGCGCTGGACATGTTTACGAACGGCGCCCTGCAACGCCTGACCGACATGCTGGAAGCCGCGCGCGAACGCACCGCAGTAGCCGGGGAAGGAGAAGCGGCATGAGCGAGGTGCGGATGAAGGCGCTGGAGGCGGTGGCGGAGGCGGCTAGGGCTACGGTGCGCGAGGTTGGCGGGACCGATGGGCTATTTGAAGCCCTGCGCAATCTACGCGCCCTCGACGCACTCCCCGCCGCCACGCCGGGGGATGTGGTGGAGGTGGTATTCGCCGTGTGGGAGGACACAAGGGATGGAGACATAATGTGGTTGCGTGCCGGCGGGAGTATGGATCGTCAACGCAACGGATATCGCAAATGGACCCGCCTCGGCACCACCCGCCTCGCGCTGGAGAAGGAGACGCGCGATGCGACCTGAAGATGTGCCGGATGCGTTGCGCGCAGCAGCTCTAGAGGCCACGCTTAACGCCGGGCAAGGCGATGATTACATACGCATCATCATCGCCGCCGTCTATCCGCACATCGCCGCCGAGGCGTTGGAGCGGGCGGCGGTGGTGGTGGAGACGCATCAAGCCGAGGTGCAGCAAAACATCAACGACAACATTGCAGAAGTCCGTGTTGTCCAGATCAAGCCCTCTGACAACTGGCCGCTTATCAAGGCCCGCGATTGGCTGAAGTACATCGCCGCCGCGATCCGCGCGCTGAAGGAGACGACATGAACAACGGAAGGAACGACACAATGAACATCGACAACCTGACCATAGCCGAGGCCCGCCAGATCGCCGCCATGTTCGGCGCAGCATCGGTGGCGCCGGCCAAGCCACACCCCATGGCGGGGCAGTATGTCATCCTCCGCTGCAACTCCGCCGGAGTGCATGCAGGGTGGCTTGTGTCACAGGACGGCGACCAAGCGGTGCTGCGTGACAGCCGGCGCCTGTGGTCGTGGCAGGCGAAGGCCGGTGTCGCGCTGTCTGGGCTGGCCGTCCACGGGCTCAAGGACGGCAAGGTGGACACCATGCTGCCGCAGATCGCGCTGACGGGTGTGATTGAGACAATCCCGTGTAGCGACGTGGCGCGGGAGACAATCAATGCAGCGTAGTAGCTCCGGCTACGGCTCCGGCTCCGGCTCCGGCGACGGCTCCGGCTACGGCTCCGGCTACGGCTCCGGCGACGGCTCCGGCTCCGGCGACGGCTACGGCTCCGGCTCCGGCTACGGCTACGGCTACGGCTCCGGCTCCGGCTCCGGCTCCGGCTACGGCTACGGCTCCG